GAGTGATAATATCGCCTGCGACATAGCCCGAGCCTCCTGCTGCGACCGTGGCCGCGTTAACGCTGAAGAACTGGTCGATCGCCACGCGGAAGCGCACCGGCGGGCCGTTCCAGAAGTTCGGAAGCCCGCCGGTGATCGCTGTCGTTATCGGCACGCCGCCAGAGAACCCGGTCGTGTACTGCGGGACGACGAAGATCGCGCGGAGGCAATCGACCGGGTACTGGTACTCGTAGGCCCACGGCGGCGCCGGGATACCCTTCTGCCAGTTCACCGTTCCCGAAGTCAGGTTCTCCGGCGACCCCGGCATCGAGGTGATGTAAGTTAAGACTTTATAGTTCGCCGCGCAGTTCCACGGCGCCATCCGCAGGATCTCGTCGCGCAACGCGGTGATAACGAGGTTGGTCTGGATCGCCTCGTTCGAGTTCTCGCTCAACGTCGCGATCGTCGTTCGAGTGCCCTGGGCCTGCAAGGCCCTGTTAGCGATATCGACAAGGGTCGTCATGATCAACCTCGTTCAATCAACGGCGGCCCTGAGTTCCGGCGGTGCCGTGGTTCGTTCCGCCCAGGCCAACGGAGCCGGACGTGCCGTCGCCCCGCGTGGCGTACGGCCCTTGAGTCCCACCAGGGCCGCAGTTATGCCCGTGCAAACCCGGCCCCGCCGGATCATTGATGTTCTTCGGGCCCCGAGGGGCCTGGTAGCCCTGCGTCTCACGGGTCGACTTGACCCCGCCGCTTGAGGCCCCGCCGCCAGTCTTCTTGTCCGGCCCGAACTCGCTCAGAATATCCCTTGCCATCTCAGCTTCTCCCTTGTGAACCGGACTTGTGAACGGTGCTCGCGGCCTTTGGGGCTTCCAGCCCCCGGCCCTCGTACATAGGGGTCTTCTTATACTGAACCGACATTCCCATCTGCGCCGGGACCGCGGGGCTCACCGCATGAGCCTTCGGCTCGGTCTTGGTCCCGGCCCTCACATCAACGCTAGCTCTTCCCTGTTTCATCTCTAACTCCATTCGTCAGAAGCCGCGTGTGGTCGTAGCGGTTCAAGGGATCGGCGGCCATCTCCCTTCGCACGTTAGCGAACGTTCCGTCTTCCTGATTCTGGACTTCCAACAGTTGCCGGTAGCGGTCGTACAGCCGCTCGATCTCCCGGTCGATCCAGGCCGGGGCCGGTTGCCCGGTCTCCTCGTGCATGAAGCGGATGTCCCGAACATCATGAAAGTAATTCATGAACCGGCGCATCTTCTCCGGGATTTCAGCCTCGGCGCCCTTCATGTAAATGATAACCTCAGCCATCATGTTCTTGATCATGTGGATGTCTTGCTGAAGTGTCTTCAGTTGGTCGTCGTTAAGGGGCATTTGACGAGTTCCCTCCGGTCGCGCCGACGTGCTTCTTCTTGCGGAGAATCCCAGTGCCTTTGTCGGCCTTATTGAACTCCTTCGCGACCCCTTGCGGGATACCCATCTTCTTCGCGAACTTCGGATCATGCGCGGCCCCGGCCATCGTCCGAGCCTGCTTCGGTGTTTCACTTGGCATTTTTATCTCCCGCTTTCTCAAGCTCCTTGATCTTGTTCTGAGCCTCGGTGAGGTCCCGCAGGGCCTTCACGAGTTGCATTCGGATCTGGACGGTTTGGTTGATCTCTTGCATCAACTGGTCGCTTAGAGCTTGCTCGCCGACTGAGGCCTGTGGCTCCGCGAAAGCGGCGGGCGCCAAGGCGAGCAAGGCAACCGCAGTTAAAAACGACTTCATCCGATCCTCCAGTTAGTGCCGTCACATACAACCGGCACGTTGTTGGCGCCGCCAGTGGCGACGATAGCGCCGATGCCGGCAGTGAATGCCGCGTTTGAGTCGGTGACAAAGTGGTGAGCGCCCTTCCGGCCCGCATTGCAGACTGGAAGCGTGCTCACGGCGGTCGTTCCAGTGGTGATTTCCGCACCGCCGTAGATCGCGCCAGCGATGCCGGCGCCGCCGTCGACTCGCAGGCCGCCCGTAATGGTCGATCCTGATGCCGCGGTAGCACGAACGTAAACTTGCGCGTCTGCGACCGAGACTGTTCCAGGGAGTACGGAGAGTGTTTTGATATTATTTGCCCAAAAGTCAACCGGCACACCGATAGCTGTGCCAAATATTGTCGATGAGCATGCTAGGCACCAGGCATAAACTCCGCCACCGTTATCGACGCCGTACTGCGCCTCGCAGATCGATGTCGTGATGTTGCAAATTGGACTTGCTACGTTGCGCACATCAATGAATCGTCCGGTTGCCGATGCAACTCCGATCTGAATAAGATTATTTCCGGTTGGAGCGACAGTTCCAATTTGAATTGTGGCTGTATTCAAATTGCCGGAAAGAGTGGCGTTTCCTGCCGTGATTGATGCGTCCCCACCGAGGTTGGCAAGCACAAAATTGATCACGGCGCCAGTATGGGAAATCGCTGGAAACAATGCCGTCGTGCCGCCAAGCTGCAAGCGCCCAAATCCGTTATTGACTGTGTGATCGGCCAAAAGAATCACACCGTCACCCGGGCTGCTGATCCGACTGAAATTCCCGATCCATCCAAACGCGGATGTATTGAGGATCTGTGTATTGCCGCTGCAATCGGCGACAAAATTGGTGAAATCTATGTAGCTGTTCGAGCAGCTATAAGCCGTCAGGTCGATGAAAGATTTGACCGCGGTTGTCGTGCCATTGAAGACGGCAGCATTGATCAGGACGCTTGAGGAGGTGAACGCCTTGTGGCCATGGATGTCGGAAAACAGGATGCCGTTTCCCCAGCCCACGTCGGTCGCGGAATGGCTGCTGATGCTGAGTGCGGCATCCGCCGCCGTCACGCCGTCAGCAGCGAGCGCAGCACCGCGCACCGCATCATTAGTGTTGTGCGCAATTGTAATGCCAGCCTTGAATTTCGGGGCACTGCCAGAGAGAGCGGCAACAACCGTGGTATTCACCTCGGCACCGAACAGAGTGAAATAGCCCGTTGCCCCGGCGATAAGCTGTCCATTGATGTTCATGCCGGCGCATTGACCGGCACCACCAAGGGTCCCGCCAGTCGGAGCCGTCGCCGTTTTGCTGGCTTGGCAAAGGCCCTGTACACCAAAGCCGTAGAAGCTGTTGGTATTGGCGCCGGTCGTAGCGACGCCAAGAACGCCGATGCCGTTGCCAAGATTTGCGGTTGCCGTCGCGACATATTCAGCTTGAAGCGTTACCATGCTCCCGGTTGAGTCAACGGTGCTGTCGTTAAGAGTGAATATATTGGCGGCTTCCTGGGTGCCGACCGTAGTGCCACTGAGCGCGCTGGTGACGTTGAGTCCAAGCGTCGTGGGCGTGCCACCGACGATGTTAACGGTAAGACCGTCGCCAGTTGCCGGTGTTAATGTCCAATTCCCCGTCATCGTCGGCGAGAAGGTTCGGGAGAGAGCGAAGACACCACCGGAGGTAAGCGTCCCTTCCCCTGACACGGCCTGCGTGGCCCACTGCGAGCCGGAACCGATTAAGAGGTTCCCGGAGGTCGCGGTTGTAGTTCCGAGCGTGGCGCCGTTGATTTTGGCGACTGTAGCCGCAACGGAGCCGGTGCCAGGGCCGGCAGTTACATCACCAGTTAGCTGATTGATCCCAGAAGCAGTCGTGCCACAAGTGATGCCGGTGCCATTGACGTAGTTAAGATGGTTGCTGCCGGTGTCGGCGCATGAAGGCATCGTGTTGGAGATGGCCGCGGCTGCGCTAGCGGTCCAGTTTCCAATGATCGTATTGGCGCCCGGAAGGGCAAGGTTGCCGAGAACCCCGCCGTTGTTGTAAAGCAAGCCGCCAGAGGTTCCGCTGGTGATGGTCGAGGTTCCAACGATTAACCCACCGCCGGAGCCACCGTTCGCTTGAACGAAAGCAGTGCTGGCGCAAGCGTTAGTATTGTCCCCAACCGGCCGCGTCGGACAGGTCGGGTTCTGGGCCAGGGCCGAAGAGGCCCAGAGGCAAAGCCCTAACGCGAGCGCGAGCTTCTTAAACATTTGTTTCCATCACTGTCAGCGGTTGACCCGTTGTCGAAACGTGGAGCGCGGACCACGACTGTTGGCACTCGCCCACGATGGTCAGCGCCCCGCCGTTGCCGAAGACCCTGAACGCGCCCCCAGGGTTAGCCACGGTCGGCGAGTTCGTCGCTCCGGTCCCGGTCGTCGTTGGGTAGACCAGCACATCGTTGGTCCCTGGGTTGTGAAATGTCACCGACTGTCGCTGGCCGTTTCCAACCAGCACCGCAACCGGCGTCACGTTCCCGATGTTATTGAACGCGTAGACCTTCCCACCGTTTGCGGTCTGCGCGGAGCCGGGCGAGCCGACGGCGAAAATTGAACCCATTGCTACACCTGTGACATTGTGATCGGCAGCGAGTCGATCGGGTGCGCGGCCCACTTCTTCTCCCACTGCGCCGAGATCTTCTCGGCCTCCTCGTCGATCGGCTCCATCTCCATCGTCGGGGGCTGGGCCATCACGATATCCCTCGGGTAGGCTTTGTTGGCTTTGTCCGCCACGATGACCTCGCCGGGATAGTTGTGGTCCGACGGGTCGTCGGGGTTGAGATAGGTGTGGACCGGCTGCCGGCGGACCGCCTGCTTCCCTGTCTCACGAGAAGTCTCCCTAATCTCAAACTCCGCCCCGGGCACATTCAGGTAGTGCGCTGACTTAAGTCTCCAACGGGCCATTTTCATTCTCCTCTTGACATTTTCGATGGAATCTGGTTGCACGTTCCATCATGGCGTGCGATAGGTTCATCTTGGCACCCTAACAGCGAGGATCATCATGCTCTCCAAG